CCAGGTTCGAATCCTGGTAGTCCAACTACGATACAGCTAATTGCAGCTAAAAACCCACTAAAATCGCAAGTTTTAGTGGGTTTTTTTGTTACTTCTAAATAGGCATCGAAAAAAACAGACACGATTTCGGTGCCAAATTAGGTGACACAGCAACCTCCCTTTACCGCAATCTTCGAAGGAACTCATGAACTACTAAAAAATGAGTGTAACGAAGAAAATCTCAGTTCTGTTCTGGGCAAGAAAGAGCAGGACCAAAAAAGAGGCGAATACAGTCCCGCTGTATTGCCGAGTCACTGTCGGGGGACAAAGATACGACTTTCCCCTGAATGTATCAATACGTCCGGCATCGTGGATTGCCAAGGCGCAGAGGGCTGCCGGAAAGACAGAAGCTGACCGGGAAGCAAACCGGGTTATCGAGGAAACCGGGCTGCTCGTCACTGAAACCGTCGAACGGATTCAGCAGAAACATTATGAACTGAGCATCGAAAACTTCAAGCTGCAGTTCAAGGCCAAAGAGAACGAATACTCCACCATCACCAAACTTTTCGACTATCACGAGGCCGTAGAGCGCAAGAACCTGCGCCCGGGAAGCTACCGCGGATATATCGTCACAAGAAAACACCTGCTCGATTTCGTTCGTATCAAGTTCCATCTCTCAGACTATTCCATAGAGGCCATAGACAAGGCTTTTGTCTATGAGTTCTTCGCCTACCTGCAGGGCTACCGCCGTGAAGGTACGGTTCGCTGTGCCGTCAACGGGGCGCTGAAGCATATCGCACGGTTCAAGCGGATTATGAATCTGGCCATACAGAATGAGTGGATAACGAACAACCCGGTATGCCTGCTGAAGGTGCACAAGGAGTATGTGGAAAAAGGGTATCTTACGGAGGAAGAAATCAGGCGGCTCAAGGCAGTCACGCTGCCGCCCCACTTGGGCATTGCGAGGGACATATTCATGTTCTCCGTCTATACGGGCATGGCTTACGTGGATATTCTGATGCTGACGAATAAGAACATCACGTTGGGGATAGACGGCTCGCATTGGCTCAACTACCACCGCCAGAAGACTTCGCAGCGTGTGGCGGTGCCGCTGCTGGAGCCTGCCGAGGAGCTGATAGCGAGGTATGCCACTTATCACGGAGAGAAGGCGAAGCAGCCCATTTTCCCCGTGCCTTGCAACCAGGCAATCAACCGTTATCTGAAAACCATCGCCAAAGCGGCAGGCATCCGGAAAGATATCACCTACCACATGGCCCGGCACACGTTCGCCACCACTATCACGCTATCGCACGGCATCCCCATCGAGACGGTCAGCAAGATGCTGGGGCATGCCTCGCTCACCATCACGCAGCTGTATGCCAAGATTGTGGACAAAAAGGTGATGGACGACATGGCACAACTCAAAGAGCTTTATGCCAACAAGGGCAAGGAGGGCGACAATCATGCAAGTAATCAATAAACATACATTATCAATATGAAGAAGAGACTTTTTGAACAGAATGCCCTGCAGGCGGCAGAATGCCTGACGGAAATGACAGATAAGGAGTATCTGCGCAGTGCGGACGTGACACGTATATTCTCTATCAGCAACTCCACGCTGAAGCTGCTGCGGACGAAGGGCGAGCTGCCTTGTTACCGCTTCGGGAAAACCTATCTGTACAAGCGCGAGGAGATAGAGGTGTGTCTGGTGAAAATCATAGCAGGAAAGGAGTGAGTATGGCTAAGCAGGGTTTCAGTTACTACAAGGCGGAGACGGACCGCTTTCAGGACATCAAGATAAAGCGCCTGAAGAAGAAGTACCGTTGTGCAGGGTATGCTGTCTATCAGTACGTGCTCAACGAGATTTACCGGGTGAGGGGCTACTGCCTGACGTTCACCGAAGACCATCTTTTCGACGTGTCCGAATATTGGGACATCGAGGAGGAAGAGGTGACGGCCATCATCGGCTACTGCGCCGAGATAGGGCTTTTCGACAACCGGCTGTGGCAGGAGAAGGGGGTGCTGACGGCCAGGAGCATACAGACGCGCTACATCGACATCTGTAAGGTGTGCAAGAAGACACCCGCCATCGAGGAAGACCTACGGCTGGTTGAAACGGAGAAGACCGTCCAGGCGCCGGAACCGTTGCCGCAGCTTTTCCCGAGGGAAGAGTTGCCGCCGATGCGGATCATCCCGAAAGCCGAGGGAGGTGCAGTGCCGAAAGCCGTTACCGATGTGCCGGGAACCGCTGCGCCGGTGTCTGCCGTTCCGGCTGTAACCGCACAGACGGAAACGGGGGCAGAGGGCGTTGGGAAGCGGGTTCTGTCGGAGCTGGAAGCAAAGGAGGAGGAAGCGTTTCCGGAAGATTTCCAGAAATTTCCGGAAACTTCTGGAAACTTCTCAGAAGAATGCGACAAATCTATTAAGAGTTATGCTAATAAAAACTCCTCCTCAAACTCCCCCTCAAGGGAGGAGGAGGAGAGAGCTTCGCATTCTTCGGGGAAGGAGAGACTGCAGCTACTGTTCAGGTCGATGAGCATTGCCCCGGATGATGTCCGCTGGATAGGCACGATAGAGGGCATCGATACCGACGGCTCGCCGCTGTGGGCGCTGGCCGACGAGGTGCGGCAGAGCCGGGGCAGGCTCACGGTGTGCAGCTACCTGCTGCCTTCGCTTCGCTCGCTGGTGGCGGCGGGGCGGCTCACGGTAAGGCGGCAGGCGGCCGACACGTCCGAAGAATTGCGGCAGATGCTGCGGCAGGTCAAGGTGCCGAGCTATGACCTCGAACGGGTGCTCGAGGCGGCGCAAGGGCAGGAGAGGGCGTTGCGCGAGGCAATCGACGAAGTGCGGAGGTCGAAGGGCAAGATAAACATGCCGGCAAGGTACATCCTCTCGAAGCTGCGGAAGGCGGTGCCTGCCAAGGCTTCGTGAGGGGAGGAAGCCAGAGACAAAGTGCGCTCTCGGCGTGTGTGTCGTGAGCGAAAACAGTGGAAAAACGCTCATGTGGTACGCCTCATGAGCAAAAAAACATCGAAAATGACGAATGGACAACAGACGGCAGCCGCTCCGATTAGCGGCAAGTACTACCCTCGCAAGATGGCGCACGGGTGGTGTGTGGCACACCGCATCACGGCATGCGGGGCAACGATTGAGCGCTTCGGCGTGAAGTACCGGACCTATCGGGAAGCTTTCGAGCGTGCCGAGCGGATGAACCGTGAGGAAGCGGCGGCGGCGCTTCGGGCAGCGTCCGGAAACGGGAAGGAGATACGGCCATGAGCACGGAGAAGGTATCGACACTCACCCTGCGGCTGACAGCGGAGGAAGCGGAGCAGTTGGAGCGGCTGAAGGCGCTGGTGGGTAAATCTACCGGCAGCGAAGCGCTGAAATACGTGATGAAGGAGTATCCCCGTTTCTGTGCCCATTATCGGGAGGAAGCGAAGCAGCGGCGGGAGAGGGAGCAGGAGTTTACCGAGATGCGCCGCGCGTTGTGCGGTTATGTCGAGGCACTGCAACGGTTGCAGGCGGTGGCGTTGAGGGAGTAGTGCTGCCACCTGTTGTGCACGGAGCATCCGGCTCTTCGTCCGCCCCTGCCCCCAATGCACGCCGCCAGCCCGCAGGCGGGCACCCAGGCAGCACGCAAAGGGTGCAGCGGCTACGGCGGTACTCCGTCGCGGGCATAGGCAGGGGAGATGGTGTTGCCGCGCGGGCTTCCGGCTTCTGTGGCCGTGCCGCCTCCCCCTTTGGGATTGCTTGTACACGGCGGGGCAGGCCGCCCTGGGGCAGTGTTGCCGCGCTCCCGGTATCGTCGGGCCCGTCGCCCGCCGATGTTACGGCGACCGTATGCTCCAGTGGTATTGCCTTTTTTCTCTGCCGGGGCAGAAAAAAGAGAGAGGAGGGCGAGTTTTTATAACATAATAAGAATATTTTTCAGCCGGGCGCTTCGCTTGATTCCCGGCTGCGCTACGCTAAAAATATTCGCTATTATGTTAACAATACGCCCTTGCTTCTACGTCAGCGCTCCCTCCGGTCGTCAGAGCTGCCGTAATATCGCAGTTCCTCGCCCCCACGCCTGGGGTGGAGGCATCTCCCTCCGGCTTCGCCGGG